CTGTTCTGTTAATGTAGAAACTTGTTCTGTTAATTGTTGATTTTCAGAAGATAGTTTCTGGTTTTCAGATGACAGGGTTTGGTTTTGTTCAGTTAATGTATTGTTTTCTTCTACCAATGAAACATTTTCCTCAACAACCTCAACATGGCCTCCACCAGCCACAAACACATCAGCTACAACCAAAGTAACAACTAATAATAAAACACCATATAAAACTAATTTCTTTTTCACTTTTTACTTAATAAAATGATTTCTCTTAAATCTCTTAATGCTTGAGTATTGTTATCTAAAGATGTTTGAATCTTACCTGTATCAGTCTTAATATAATCATTTAATTCTTTTTGTAAGTCCTCAACTTTTTTCTTTAGATCATCCTCTGATTTTAATTGGCGTTTAAGCATATACCAAAGTACAGCTCCTAAACCTAACACAATAACTCCCAATGCGCCGTATTGGGTTAATACCTCAAATGGTCCAAAGGAAGCAGCTGCTTGTAAAAATATAGTTAATTGTGTCATTTTCTATCTCTTAATTCTTTTTCTAATTCATCAATCTTGGCTTGCATTCTATCCTTTTCAGCCATATTACGTTTAAACATATACCAACCAACAGCCCCTAAAGCTAATACTACTAAACCTAAAGCACCATAGTTAGTTAATTGCTCAAATACTCCGAATCCAGCTGTTGCTGCTTCTAAAAAAATCTGTGTCATATGTTTTTATTTTTTACTATGTAAATAATTACTCATTATATTTCCAATTGCTCCTAATTTTTGACGAATAAGTATCCATTCATCTTTAACTATTTTATGTTTCTTATTGATGTAATAGATCCCCATTACCCCAATAATGCGACCATCTAAATCAGTTAATGATAGTAAATAACATGATTTGTATTTATTATCAACACAAAATGTTTCTAAACCATAAGTAGGATCATTTTCAATATCTGGGACTAATATTTCACCTTTCTCATATAATTCAGCTAATGGTTTATTAAACAATGATACTGGAATATTTTGGTAAACACCTTTTATTGATATAGTATTAGGGGTGGTTACCTCATAGAATACAGAGAATTTCTGTATTGATTTACCAGTTGGGTAAAAGTGACCCCCATTATGAAATTGAGCTATGTAAATTTGATCACAATCTAATTCATTAAGTATAACATCTAATTGATGCTCAATTTGTTCATTATACTTGATAGCATCAGGTAATGGATCTGATATTGGTTTCTTTTTAAATTTACTTTTAGCCCACTCTAATATTATAGGACCAAAAACAGAAGTAATAAGAGCAATAATAATAGGTGCTATAATCTCCATTATTGTATTTTACTTTAATAAATTATAATACTCATTAAAATGCTTAATACGATCAACTAACCCAATAGTACCACCATTAACTCGTTTAGTTACTGCTGTTACTGCTGCTTCATCAGCGCCTTTATCACAAATAGACCATAATTTATTTGAATCAAAGAAAAATGCTGCTGATGCTAATGGGTATTTAGTAGCTACTAAATCTGGGTTGGCTACTGTGTCTTCACCTATAAATTTAGCAAAATTAGTATAATTAGATTTACCTGTTAATTGAATGTAACCACGACCACGATACTTATATCCTTCACCTGTTGATTCATCTCCATTACCCATTCTTGATCCATAAACACGAGATGCTATTTTTTCAGGTTGGCGAGCGTATGATTCAGCTAAATTACCAGGAAAATATTTTCCAAATATTCTTTTTAAACCATCAACTGAGTAATTTAAATTCTCATTAACTGATTTAAATCCACCTGATTCATGACCGCATTGCGCTAAGAAATGAGCTAAACGAAGTGGGGTTGTGATATTAAACTTAGCTGCTGTATCTGGGATTTGAGCTATCACAGAGTCAGGAACATGTCCTTTTAAAGCATTTAATTTAAATGATGAAGGTGGAATAATTACTGGAGTTGCCGCTGGGGCTACTGTTTGAGTTCCAAACATTTTACCCCAAGTACCATCACCAACAATACCATCTGCTGTTAAACCATTAGCTGCTTGCCATTCCTTTACTTTAGCTTCAGTCATAGGACCGAAATTTCCATCAGCATTTAACCCTAATTTAATTTGGAGTTGTTTTACTTCTTCTCCTCTTGATCCGTTTTTAAGTAACATAAATGAATATTTGACAATAAATATTATCTGGACTCCACCTGTGTAAAAGAAGCTTCATCTTTAGTTAAGAAAAAAGCTAAACCTGAGCCTACAGCTACTAATATTGATTCTTCATTAACACTACATACTTTTACTTCACTCCCAGCAGTGAACCTAGAGTCTAATGTGTTAATAACATTATAGACTCTAGGATATATTTTCACCTCACTCAGTTTCATTTTCAACTACTCCCACTTTAAATTCATTATTTTCATAAATCAAAAACTGAGTTGATGTATCAAGGGTATCAATAAAATAATATCTACCACCTGTCGCTTTACCTTCAATATCAATTTTTCTCACTTGAGTATGACCCACTACTTGAATATACTCTTCTTTTAAGAATGTATCTCTATTACCCGCTATCAATGCTTGAGGACGAATCCAAATTGGTGTTTGTGTTTTAGAGTTACCATAAGGATCAATTCCATAAAACATAAAACGATTAGGTTGGTACTCCCAAATAGCATTTACAAAATCAGCTATCGCTTCTGAGTCTACTCCTGGTTCATATCTGTTTTGGTATGATAACCAATCCCACCCAATACCAGCATGTGTGAATAAGATATTATCTAATTGATAACACATTTGTAGATGATGTTTATTCTCCTCTAGTAATTGTCGAATTGCAGGTGCGGCACCATGTTGGTAGCCAGAATATGTTTCACCACCTGGGTAGTAATGATAGTCATGGTTACCAATTAATAAAATAACTTCACATTCACCTTTCTCTTTAAACTCAATTATCTCTTTAAAATTGAATTGCTGTTCAGTACTTCCAATATTAAAACTATCAAAGTAATCACCTATAAAGATAACTCGATCTGCTTGTTCTTGGGCGACAATATCTTTCCAGACACCACGCCCATGTATATCTCCTATTACTATTGTTTTCATAACGCTAAATATAAACGTTCATAATTATATTTTGCTACAATATTATTTTTAGCTAACTTACCATAACTATTTTTAATAATATTATAAGACTCATTTAATTGTTTTTTATCAGTAAAGCATTCACCTAACATTCTAGCAAACTCATCATTTGACTCATCTACTACTGATTGAGGAGTCTTTGGTAACCCACAATAATAAGCCTCTCCTACCTCACTAATAAACATTCCACTATAGAATCCTTTTAATTTATAGCGTTCAACAAATCTATCTGCGTTACACCAGATAAACACATTGTTTTCTTTTTTATTTAAATATTCAACTAACCCATTGTCAATTACAAACATTCTTTCAAAACCAATTCCAAATAAACCTGATGGTGATCCATGTCCCATCATCATTACTCTATCATGGTTTTCAATTAACTCAATTATCTCATCTCGTCTCTTACCATGAGTGATAACTGTTTTATCTTCTATACCTTCATAAATTGGTTTTAAGAAAGTAGTAGTATTATCTGAGGGGTGTATTACTAATGTCTTCATTTTATTAATTTTTTAATTTGAATTACAAAACGACGTCTAAAACATTTCATTGTAGTTGAGAATGTATCTACTGGTGTTTCAGTTCTTAACTCACCTAATGCTTTCTTCATTGCTATTTTAATCTTTGGATTAATTTTAATTAATTCAAAGAATTTATCTAAATGAGAAATTGTTTTTGAATTCCATCTACCATTAGAGAACTCAGTTAATGTTACTCGAGTATCACTCAATGTATCAAATAAATAAACTGTGATTGTTTTTTCCCAATTGTCTGTAACTAATTGTAATTCTTGATTACCTGATAATGTGACTGATTTGCTCATAACTTTTATTATTTTTTATTATATCTAAATATAATAAAGAATGGCCCGAAGGCCAAACATTTATCATGAAAGGTTTCATTTAAAACGGTAAATCTTTTTTAGAT